CAGCCCTTTTTGTTTAAAGTAAAAGGAAGAAAGATATAAGTTTATGCCAGGTCCTCAACCGCCTAGAGACATATACGGAGTCGCAAATAATTGTACCCCAGCTACAGTAGATTATTTTATATCTGTTTTTGGATTTCAAGAAGCCGTAGAGCTTTCTAATATTGAAGATCCAACCGGAAACGGTATAGATGTAACTAAGATCCAACTAGCTCTAAATGATGCTGGTCAGCTAATTAATAATTACATTGATAGCGCACCACCTCAGGGTAAGATTTTAATTGCGGGCTCTTATAGAAGAACTCAGGCCACAATTGCTAGATATTATCTTGATGTATTAAGACCTCGTACACAAGTTCAGGAAGCGGCAGAAAAAGCTTTGCAGCAATTAGAACTATGGGCGGCTAAGGGTAGCCCGAGTACCGGACTTAAGTGGGAAGAGGCTTATCGCTTCTGGAGATCTAGTTGTTCTATGACTAAGAGCTCCTATCAGAGAGGCAGAAGCTTTACTGAACCTTCTCTTAATAAGTGGGTACTTCGTGAAGGTAGCAATGACCGGCGCTGGCTTGCCCCCAACAGAGAAGCCTTTGTTAGAAATACAGTGGGCCAAGAAGGACTTAATCTTGAGACTCAAGGAATTGATAACATGCTCGGAGATAGTACATATAAAGTTAACCAGGTATTTGATGCTTTAGAAAGCACAAGAAGCCTATCTAGCTTTATAAATACAGAAGATGCAGCTGAGGCCGATTGCGGAGATGCACTAGTTGCGGATAACGAAACAGAATCGGCAAATGGCGAATTTGATAATTATGGCGGATTAAATACAGGAGATACTTTCTAATGTTTTGCAAAACTTGCGGTAATAGTACTTGTACGTGCAGTTCTAATACAACATATTCACCAGGTCAGTTTCAGATTGTAAATAATAGCAGCAACTGCTACGGATATAAAACTCAGTCTTTAGCTGCAGTTTTTCCAGATGGTACTTCTTATAAAGAAAGTGCTGATAAACTCAGACAATACATTGTTAGTTTAGAGTCTACAAGAAAACTACAAGACTTATCAGACGTAGAATTTACTCGTAATGTAAAGAAGGGAGACGTCCTTGTTTACAACGATACTACCGGCAAATGGGTCTTAGTTGATTTTCTTTCAGGCGGCGAGTTTTAATGCTTTTAGAAATTGAAAACCAGCTATACTCTAGAGTTCACTCTGCAATAGGACAGAGCGCTGTAGTTTTACGTCTTGCAGAAGAGCTGGATCAATCAGGTAGAGTTGCAGAGCAAACTATGATTATAGTTAGTTTTGTCTCTGGTTCAACAACTAACGAATCTGGCGGAGGAGCCTATATTCCCACTGTAAGAACTAGACGAATGACGTATTCAGTAACTCTGGTTCAAAAACAAGTTCAAAGAGAGGGGCATAGTTTTGCCCTACCCATGTTAGATCTTATTGCTGACGCAGTAACTGGATGGGTTCCTGAGATACCTGGTTTAGAATTTGCTACAGGATTTGAGCTAGATAGTGAAAGATTTGTTCAAGTAACAGACTCTTCTCAGTTTATTTATGAACAAAATTATACCGTAATGGTTTCTGTTGCAGACGGAAGGTTCTATACTCAACCTTGTGCAGCATTCGATCCTATCTCTATTGAGGATTTCTTGCCAACAAGAAAATGTTTACAAACTCAAAATGGGATAAATACGGGGCTTGCGGTATGGTCTAGAATTATTAGCCCTGAAGCTACAGAAAGCTATATTGTTGAGGATTTAAAAGGTTGTGAGAGAAGGTTTGGTGATAGACTAAAACTAACTTGCGGGCTTGCAGAGGATGGCTCGGCAACTTATAAATTTACTCCTAACGAAGCAATTAGTGTTAACTCTGATGGAGAAGAAGTAATAGATAACACCAAAGTTATTGAAGGTGGGCTTCAAAAAGTTTGGAAATGTGATAAAACTAAAGAAGGAGATTATCCGCCTTGGTTCAAGCTTAACATTAATTTTGGATTATGGAGAAACCAAGCTGGAACTGTTCCTAATCAAGATCCACAAACATCTGCAAAACAAGTTGATATTACTTTTAAGCCAGATAATGAGTATCTTAAGCCCTCATAAATAGCATTTTTCCTTTCTGGATATTATTGCGCAGAGTATTGAGTGTAATGCACCGATGCCCTGCGTTTTTTGTCATGTTTGCCTTTTTAGGATACTTTGTTGTAAAATCACCGTTGGCTTTTAACAACGCCACCTCTGTGCTATTTATCCCCACCCAATACTGAGGTTTCTTACCGTCCATCAAATAGGGCTCCTCTTGCATAAAGAGAGACAGCCCGTACTTGGTTTGGAAGTATTGATTTATTTCATCAAAGGTTTTCAAAGACGGGGATGAGGTCTTTGATTGTAACTGAGTGTCCGTCATTTTCTTTTTTCTGTTGAGATACTGTATTTGTGCTTGCGTCTGCAGCTTTGCGGAAGATGTGGTCAATCTCAATGGAAGAGAGCCATGCGTTAGCAACAGGAAGTTCATAGATTCCGTAGTTATAACGGAGCCAAGCCCAGCACCAGGCATGAGCTACTTGGAACAAAGCAGCAACTTTCTCTGCTTCTTCCTTTGGACACATATACAGAATACTGTCATGTACAGACATATTAAATTTTGCATTGAGTCCATGGTCTTTGATAAGCCATTCCATCGCGGCCATGAAAGCATGAAGCATAGCACTTCCGGTTGATTGAATACACCAGTTATTCCTCATGGTCCAGAAGTCATCGCCAACCGAGCTGGGACGAAATGCGGTGGACATCTTGGTTCCGCTTAAGGGATTAATAGGAGTCTTCTCACAAGCAATCTTTGCCATCTCATTATAGGCATATGAGTCAGATCCACCGATAAGTTCCCTCATACCTCGATATGCTTTGCGGCCTTTCTTGATCTCAATAAGCTTCTTACCCATGTCAACTGCTTGTTTCATGGAGATAGACTTATTACCCTTTCGGATAGTGTTTGCAAGAGTCTTGGCTCCGCAGCCATAAAGCATACCATAATTACATCCCTTAGCAACAGCTCGGGAGATCCCAATTGCTTTCGCGGTCATTGAGTGCATGTCTGTTCCGTTGTCTTTCGATCCTGCAAGGATAGCATGGGAGAACTGAGTTGACCCAGCCACTTTGTGATAGGAATCAGCAAAGATGGAAGCAACAACAGCCTCTTGGGCATCAAAATCTGATTCAACAAAAACCCAGCCATCAGGAGCTTGTACTCGGGTTTTGATCTCGGATCCAATTTTGTCATACTTTGGATCAGGGACCGTGAGCCAGAGATTTTCTCCAGCACGATTAGTAGAAGTATTGTGAGGAACCGTTGCTGGGACAATAAGATTGAATTCTTTACCAAGAGGATTGTTGACTTTAGAGACATATTGTTCACGAACTCGGCTACGAACCGAGGTCCAGTAAGATACGTTGATTGCAAGTTTGATCAGTTCTTTAGCCTGAGGAAGGTCAGAACTAAGTATTCCAGTTTCAAAGTCATCGGCATAATCCTTAGAGAGCACACCTCCAACGTTTTCACCTTCGCCCTTAGGGTGGGGAACTCGAATGAACTCGCCCATGTCTTTGTCAAGGAAACACCATCCTTTCTCTGTAAAGTAAGTCATAGGGGTGTCATCCCACTTGAGTCGGAGAAGGAAGTGAGACAAACGGTTCTTAGTAGAGATACCACCGATAACAAGCTTGTTTCCTTCTTCGGTCTTTTGAATCTCAGACACGCTTCTCAACCATTTAGGAATTCCATACCACTTAGAGGAGGGTTTTCCAGCTTTAGTAAGTTTGAAGTTACACTCCCAGTCCATCTGAGACAACCAAGGATCCGAGTCTACATCGATCTCTCCTTGATTCCAAGCATCATAGATCTCTTGAGCCATCTGGCCAAGAATCTCTTCTTGTCGAGAAATTGATTCGCTCCAGATTTTTTCACAACCTTCAAACCATTCTTTCCAATCATCGACAACGGGAAGGAAAGCAGAAGAGATACCGAAGTGACCGAGTAGAGTTGTCAGCGACGGATTGTTTTGAAGGTATTTAAGAATGAGAATAGAATATAGCTCTTGAGTAATCTTTGCGTCTTTAAGAGCATACTGAGTTAGATCGTCGCGGAGTTCACAGATTTGTTCCATGGTCTCACTTACAACGAAGACATCTCGAATCTTCTTATCCTCTGGTTGCAAAGGGATCATAGGTTGACAATGGAAGTTATAGCAGTCTACCAATCCGTTCAAAGACCCCTTATCAGCCCAGATAGGATCGGCCTTAAAGCTCGATTTCTTGGCAGTTTTTTGCACATACCACCATCTCTGCCCTGAAGCCAATCCAGAGACATTAATATGGGCTGACATAGTATCAAACCAATAGTTCTTCTTGGTAATGTCATACGATTCTGCGCAACGAGCTCGGTCATAAGCTACGTTGTGAGCAATGAATACTTTGTTATCACCGACCGGAACTAGAGTGGTGTAATACTCAATCGAAGGATCTACATAGCACTCATGCATCCAGATGTAGTAAGCAGTGTCTGTAACTGCAGAGGCAAGGATAGGGTGAGAGAAGTCAGAACCTTTAACAAAAGTCTCACAGTCAAATACGGCGATATCTTCTTCGATTACTTCAGGGTGGGTAATGTCAAACCCATCTTTGGTGGGCGTATATTTGGTCCAACCCGGCGTGTTAACGATATACTGAGTGCTAGGCTTTTTAGGTAGCTCGGAATATGCAAAGTCCTTCATGACTTTGATTTGGTCTGATACAAGGTCCTTAGAGATATTCTCAAAATGTTCTTTAATATTCTTTCCCTTAAGCTCTGGAAGTTTGAAGTCGTCCATAAAGAAACCTTTAGGGTTCTCAATAGGGAACGTAACTCCGAAGTTTTCCATCGAAGCTTTGATGCTTTTAATAGTTTCAGGTTTTACAGGAGATGTCTCGCAATCTCCGAACACCTGGCGGTTCATCCCATCTGACAGAGTGGCATAACCCAGGACATTAAGTTTGGACATAAACAAGAGCAGTTTTTACTATTATAGACCAAGAAGCCGATCCTGTCAATAGTGGATCAGGAACTCCTCTCGGTCTACGTAATAAAGGCCAACGCCTTCAAAGTTAGTTGCATCAATGATGCGTAAGTTTTTGCGTACGTAAGGATAGCCATAGTGGCCGTGGATATAGATTTCTTTTTTATTAGGACAAAACTCTTCGAGCGAGTTTTTCCACCATGGGTAACCGGGGCCAGAAAGTATTTTTTCACGGTTTAATTTTGTTACCTTGTCATAGTAAAGCCCGTGGCCTAGTCTGTAGGTTTTTTTATTTGATTTGATTGTTGCAGTAAGAGGACACCGAGCTAACCAAGAAATAATGCTTAATCTTGTATCAAAATCAAGTTCTCTTAAGCATTTAAGAGTGTATCTGGTTTCCTTTTTAATTATTTTATCCTCTAGAGTAACTAGGTTTTCTAATATGTAGTTTTCATTATTTCCTAGCAAAAGGGTCATTTTCCCTTCTTCGCACATATGTTTTACATACTCTAAAATTCTTACAGGAGAAGTTTTCTTTGTCCTTTTAAAGAAAGGCTTATGGTGTATGCTATCTCCTATGAGTACATAATGGAGATCTGGAGCTTTGCCAACAATCTTTTCAAGAGTTTCTATGCGGCCATGGAGATCTCCGACTACGCAATAACTATTCTTCCTTGGTAATAACAGGTGCCCACCAATATGGGGTTTGGGTTTTCCATGTGGCAAAGTCATGTTTATGCATGTTGTAATACTTTCTGTAGGCTGCCACTGCATCCCCCTCTACTTTACACTCATCTGGCATAGCTTGAGCGAACTCAGTCATATCATGAGGTAGCTTTTTAGAAAGGGCAATGCGGGTTTTAAGCAAAGATTTTAGGCTTTCTTTTCCTCCGTGGTGATGTCCAAACCGTTTTTCAAACTCGGAGCAAAGAGCCTCTGTCAAATGATAGGTAAACGCCCAGTTTCCAAAAGATTCTCCCATCCAAAGAGTACAAGGATGCTTCCTGAACATCCTAGTTTTGTAAAATTCTCCGTTAGTTCGTTTTGCAGGATCTAGGTCATTAACTACGGCAACAATACTCATCATTTGAAGATGCTCAACAATCATCTTGTTAACATGCTTATCGCAATGATATTGTGCTGCTTTTACCGGATCCTTATCCAGTACAAATACATTCATAGCACTATAGCTTATACTATATAATTTTAGACTATAAATTTTGTTATGTCAATCCTCTTTGTTCATTTCTTCCGTAGCTAGCTTTAGTATGTAGTAAATAACGTACCCCGTACCAGCTAACCCTATGGCTATCATTATAATTACGCTCCAGACTGGGTCGTTTATATCACTCATGCAGGATAATCCCATTTAGTTATTCTTTCGGTTTTATGGTACGGTCCCCAGATCCCAGGCATATAGAGATAAGGAGTAGTACGAATGGGACAATTGTCACCAGTACAGAGAAGGTCATCAACAATCCGCCATGATTCCATGACTTCATCAGCATGAACAAAGTGAGACTGATCTCCGTTAATTGCGTCGTAAAGAAGCTTTTCATAACCATCTACTGATCTGTCGTGTGGATAAGCGTATGTGAGTGTAGCCAGTTCAAGGTCGTCATTAAGCCCAGGAGATTTAATGTCCATCCTAATATCAAGATGAGGATTAGGCTGAAGACGCATGACAATACGGTCGTTAACTTCTCCTTCATATAGTTTTAAGGGTGGAGCTTTTAGCTTAATGACTACTTCAACACAACCATACGGCATTTTTTTGCCGGTCATTACATTAAAAGGAACTCCCTCCCAACGCCAGTTATCGACGAATAAACTACCAGCAAAATAGGTAGGAGTACCACTGTTAGGATCAACACCCTCTTCGTTACGGTAGCCATCATATTGTCCAAGAATAATATTTTCTGATATTCGTGTAGCAGCAAGAACTTTTGTCTTTTCGCGTCTGATTTCTTTAGCATCCATTTTGCATGGTGGCTCCATAGCAACTAATGCTAGAACCTGCAAGATATGGTTTTGTAGCATATCACGAACTTGACCAGCAGTCTCGTAATATTGCGCTCTACCTTCACAACCAATGATCTCTGTTGCAAAGATTTGAATCTCTTCTATGTATTGTCTATTCCAGAGTGGCTCAAGAAGAATATTGCTAAACCTTGTAGCAAGAATATTGTTAACAGTATCTTTGCCAAGATAATGGTCGATGCGATAAACCTGTTTTTCGCGTAAATGTTGCTCCACCACAGACTGTAGATGATCAGCAGATTTATAATCGTGTCCAAAGGGTTTTTCGATAACCACCCGCGAGAGCTCTGGGTCGTCGAGGAGTCCCGCTCCTTTGAGATTGATGATAGCATTTTCATATCTTTCTGGGGGTACTGATAAAAAATATGTAGAGTCGTCCGCTTCTGGAAGTTTACTAAGACTCTCTTGAGATCCTAAATCTGTAGGAATCCAGTCTAATCTATGTATAAAATCCTCTGGATACTCCCCTAGAGAGTATAGCCAGGTTTCTTTTGAGATCTCTCTGCGAGAAGTTCCAACAATTACAAGATTAGATGGTAGTAATTTTTTCTCATGTAGCTTAAAAAGCGAAGGAATTAGTTTCCTACGACATAAATCTCCTGTTGCACCAAAAATCACTATTTGGTGGGTGAGAATTTCAGTGGGCTGTGCCATTTCCATCGTAGTCTTCTGAGTCGTAGTAATCATTTTCACCCTTTCGTACCCCGAAATAGATGGTGGCACATACAAAAGGTAGTGCTGCCCAAAGTAAGACATCTGCAAAAATCATTGGTCTTTTAGTTCTTTAAGATATTCCACCCACCAATCGGGGTCTTTTTGAATCCTCCAATTAGGAACTGATTCTCCTTTGTCGGAGTAGTATCTAAAGAGGGCTTCATCTATAATCTGTCCTATCTCCATATTCTTCCTCATCCTCGTCAACATCTGCATACGCATCTGCCAAATAGGGTCCTCGTTTTCTTGAAGGTTCTTTTCTGACATAATCCTGCTCTGAGTTTACGGCTTCCACCCAGACCGCGAGTTTCATGACTATAAACAAAATAATCAATGGAAGAAAGCATACAAGTAAAATTGCTGGGTTCATCTCACATCATGCCCTCCAAACATTGCTCTCATTCCATTCAGAACCTTGGCTGCGAAAGCACCAAGACGGCGCGACTCAAAACGTGCCCACAACGCACTGCTGATGACAGGAGCGGGTACGCCAAGATCCACAGCAGCGTGAACAGTCCAACGACCCTCACCAGAGTCTGATACTCCCCCATCGAACTTGCTAAGCTCTCTATCGCCCCGTAGTACATCAGCGGTAAGATCAAGCAACCAACTGCCGACCACACTACCACGACGCCATAACTCAGCCACTTCAGCAACGTCAATATCATACTGATAATCTCTCGGATTTTCCATCGGAGCAACCTCAGCATCGCCCTCCTTAACATAAGCTGACCCAGCATTAGCTTCATGCAGGATATTAAAGCCTTCGGCGTAGGCCTGCATGATTCCATATTCCACTCCATTATGAACCATTTTTACAAAGTGACCAGCTCCAGGTCCTCCGCAATGTAACCATCCGTACTCGGCGTTTGTAGCGCGACTCATAGGGTTAGTTCTGTGAGCGGCGCCAATTCCAGGAGCGAGCGCGCGGAAGATTGGAAAGCAAACGGATACTGCAGTACTTGCACCACCAACCATAAGACAATATCCGCGCTCAAAACCGTACACACCACCACTAGTACCACAGTCAATATACGAGATGCCAAGCTTAGCAAGCCATTCCGCTCTCCGTCGAGAGTCTTTAAAATTGGAATTGCCATGATCAATAATAATATCGCCCTCAGAACAACCTGACTGTAAAAGTTCATTAATAGTTTCCTCTACGTTTTCCGCTGGTACAACAAGTTGGAAAACACCAGGAGTTCTGCCTTGTCGCTGAGTTGCTTTGACTTGGTCAACCAACCCTTTAATTGTTGGAGTTACGCCAGACACGTATCCTTTCTCAAAAGCCTCTTCGGCCTTTACATAATTTCTTCGGTATCCCCAAACTTCGATACCTTCTTTCATCATCCGACGGGACATTCCCTCGCCCATACGACCAAGTCCAATCATTCCGACTTTCATTTAATTAACTCCATTGCTTTTTGTAGTTCACGAGCATGCTCCATCTCGTCGTTAAGTATTTCAAGTATTTTATCATCTGGGCCGTTAAATGCAAGGTATTTTGCATATGTAACAGCGGCATGGATTTCTATTTCATAAGACAAATGGTATGCAGACTTAGGAGCCACCCAGTAATAAACCACATTGATCCAATAATAGATAAGGACGAGGTGTTTGGCCACAAAGCGATCCACCCAATAAGCATTACCGCCCCTACTTTCCATATATTCCAAATGTGATGTTTCATTAATACTCTGTTCAAAATGTTGAATCATTAGATCAATATGCTCAGGTCCTCTAAGACCCATACTTTCTCTAAAATGTAATACACTCAAGAAAGCAAAGTAAGGTGCCCGAGCAATTTCTTCTAATACCCAAAACCTCTGATAGTCTCTACCTCGATAGAGGTAATCTAAAACGTCGACCGAAAATTTTAAAACTAAAGAATTAATTTTTTGTATCATTAGCAATCAATGTTCCTACTCCTAATGTAAACCATTTGAACAGAGAGGGGGACCTTTTATTACTGTTTTCTGACATACAAACCTCGGGGCGTAATAAAAAAGACCCTGATTTAGGGTCCCATATATTTGTCTTTAATCCTCGTATATCCGACATTCGTCAGTTTCAGGATTCATTTCACAATATAGCTCTAGAGCAGTAGGATCGTGATGGTCCTCTGGATGATTTTTGTGATAGTACTCAAGCTCTCGAAGTTCTTCTTCAATGTGCCTTCTCTGCTGAGGAGAGGTCGTTGGGTTTGAAAGAATTTCTTTGTCTTTAGCAATGTGAGCTTCAATGTTTTCCATAATTACTTAGATTGTTTATATTCATAGAAAGAGGCATATCCTCTAATTTGAACTAACTGATCGTAGGCGGCTTCTCCTTTTTCGATCTTTGTTCCTCCATCATAACACCAGGCATACCCATTGTCAACTATTTTCTTATTATAACATTCTTCACCTTTATAGAACCAACCTAACATCCGTCCATATTTGCCATCTTTTTCGGTTCTAACTTCTAGTTCTTTAGGATCACAATCAAACCACTCTTCTGCGTAGCTAGTTGCGTCTAATCCTAAAAGCTTCTCATCTTTGTCCCTAGTGCGTTTTTCTGGAGTATCGATCCCGGCAATACGAACTCTTTCTTTTTTAAAAAGTCCGAAGCCAAGGTCTAAAATAATATCTACAGTATCACCGTCTACTACCTTAACTACTTCTTTGATTCTGTATTCGTACATTGTGTTTTTTCTTTCTTTAATCGAGAAAGAAGTAACTTTGCGTACGTAACATCTTCGTTGGAGTAGTAATCAGGGTGTTTCTTTGCTATCTTTATTAGTTTCTTTGCCGCTGCTTTTGCGTGCTTTCGTTTCATTTTGTCGTAGTACCTCCACGTCTTCTATATATCTTATAAACTCATTGACTATATTGTTTACTTCTCTACCTCCTTGCGAGATCCATATATCACAAAACTCGTAGACTTCGCGTTTAAGCGTAAACATTTTGCCTAAGATCCCGAGGGATTTAGCCCTGAGATCCATGCGTTCTTTAGAGTATCTCCAGTCGTTAGTCATGGTGAATGCATATAGTATACAATGCAAGATGACGGGATCGAACCGCCGTCCGACTCGGTGTAAACGAGTAGCTCTACCGCTGAGCTAATCTTGCAAAAAAAAAGGCTTACGCCTTAAGGAGTTCCTCTACTTTCTTTTGATCGTTGTCAAAGATTTCAAGTCCCTTGTCTGTGAGGATATGATCGTACATCTGCTCAAATACCTTAGGGGGCATAGTGGCAATCTCAGCACCATTGTACCAGGATCTAATCGCCCTTTGTACTGTGCGAATAGATGCTGCAAGAATTTTTGTGCTTCTACGGTGCATGCAGTATAGCTCGGAGATGCTTCTAACTACCTCAAGACCCGCAACTGACTGATCGTCGAGTCGGCCTACAAAAGGAGAGACATAAGTTGCCCCGGCTTTAGAAGCAAGAACCGCTTGAGCGGCACAAAAAATCAAAGTTACGTTAGTTTTAATTCCTTCTTCAGAGAGTACTTTACAGGCAAATAAACCTTCTTTTGTGCAAGGCAGCTTAATAGTAGCCACCTCGCCAAACTTTTTAAATAGCCTTTTGCCCTCTTCGATCATTTGCCAGCCAGAGCCAACAACTTCCATACTAATGTCTTTAACACCGATGTCTTTGATCTCCTGATAAACATCTTCAGGCTTACGCCCACTCTTCATAATAAGAGTTGGGTTTGTCGTAACGCCATCAATGAGACCAGTAGCAAAGTGATTACGAACGATTTCAGTATCGGCAGTATCTAAAAAGATTTTCATAATTAAGAAACGTGGACTGTGCCAATCATACCGGCACCTTTATGAGGAGCGCACCAAAAAGTAAAGTCTCCGGCTTCAGGAAAAGTTACATCGAAAGATTCTCCGCCTGCAAAAGCAAGGTCTTCATGAGACCACTCAGGGTGGTTTTCGATAATAACATTGTGAGGAGGAAGCATACCATTTACAAAAGTAACCGTATCTCCCGCAGAAATATTTATTTCAGATGGCTCAAAAACTAAATTGCCATTTGCTCCCATTGTGACTTCAACAGCCATGGCAGGAAGAGCAAAAAATAAGGAGGCAAAAATAGCGAGTAGAAATTTCATCTTTTAGTTAGTGGGTGAAAAAGTTCTACTATACCTTCACTGGAAAGAATACACTTGTAGGTGTAATATGAGGACTTCCAAACTTTTGGACTCTCCGTCGAGAATCCAAAGCGGGATATCGGACTCGAACCGACGACATTCAGCTTGGAAGGCTGACGTTCTACCACTGAACTAATCCCGCAGAACTCAAGAATTATACCATGTGCTTGAGTTTTTTAACATAGTCATAGGCATAAAGCTCGCGGTTACCTTTAATACCCCACCCCAACCAATAGTATGCTGGGACCATATACTGTGAAACTGTTTTACCACGACCTTCAAACTCAGGAAGGTAGCGTTGGAACACAGATTCGTTAATCATGTAGCGAGTCTGGCCTTCCAGACTGCTAGGATCACAATTAAACTTCTCACAGAACTTACCAAGGTTATTATAGCGGTTTATTGAGGTCCACTGAATAAGACCATACCCCCCGCTATAGCAACGGTTGTAAGGAACTCGAGCCCCTCCTTCGCATATGTTGGGAATGAATTTGCTTTCCTGTTTAATGTTACCCATAATTGTCGCAAGAGCATTACGGTTGGTGATTAGGGTGTGTTTTTGAAGTTCGGCAAGGACATACTGCTCTTCAGATGAGCAATCAGGACATTGCCAGGTTTTTTTAACCTCTACTTTAGGCTCAAATGGCTCTACAGGAATTTCTATAACAGGAGGTGGCGCTTTCAGTAACGGGAACGCAATTGCTCCGCCAATTCCTGCTAATGCAAAAAGTTGTAAAATCATAGTCTTAATCTTCATAGCGGGCATGCCCGAGAAAGGACTTGAACCTTCACTCTGTTAAGAACGGCGTTCTAAGCGCCGCGTGTCTACCATTTCACCACTCGGGCTGGACTAGACAATTATACCAGGAAATTTTTTAGTTGTCAATCAAAACGGGATCGCAGGGCCTGTAGTTGTAGGCACTTCTGGGACTTCAGGAATCTCTACTACAGAATCGATAATACCTGGAAGTGCCTTAGTGATTTCTTCTGTTACTGCCGCTTTTGCATTGTCTACCACGTCTGTGATGATCTTATCCTTATTAGCATAAAGATACGCCCCGCCACCAACGAGACTAGCAGATACTAAAAATGACGATAACGCCATTAGGTTGAATAAACCTTGCATAGTTCTAACAAGTGTTGCAATAAACTTTAATCGATTTTTAAGCTTGTTAATACAAGCCCCCGACATGACTTGAACATGCGACATCCACTTTACAAAAGTGGCGCTCTACCAGCTGAGCTACAAGGGCAAACTCCCAAGGCTGGATTTGAACCAGCGACTAGCCGATTAACAGTCGGCGGCTCTGCCACTGAGCTACTTGGGATTATTTAGCACCTGGCAAGGGTCGTTCCCCTTGCATAAGGGCGTATAAGTTTTGAGCCTTTACAAAAAATTTTTGATGATAATCAATCCAAGTTTGGATTTCTGCAAGGATTTCTTTGTAGGCTTGGCGGGCATCTACGTCTTCGTCAGTAAGGTAATCACCAATGGCGTCCCCCATTCTATCACGTCTTTGCTCAGCGTAGCTTTTCAAAACATCTTTTCTAGATTTGAACCAATTAGTCTCTAAACTATTATTTTCCATTTTGCTTTTGAATAAGGAAATCTTGGTTTGGCATAATCATATCATTTTGCCATAGATAAATCACAGTAAAAACAAACGAGTTAATAATAAAAAATAATATTGCATTTGTAATAAGGTGGTTTATTTTCACAAAAACATTCCTTTATTGCTCATGTATTTGAGAGTCTCGTTCATATTTCCAATATGGGTAAGCCCAATAGTAACCTGAGGATACGTGGCTTCAGATCCGAACTCTCCTTTAAATGCCTCCTCTGAAAAATGTTGTCCTAGTTTGTACTCTAAAAACTCGCCCCCGAGATTCTTTAGAAGAGAAGCCATACGTTCGCATTCTTGGCTTCCATTTGAGTAGATAACTGCGGTTTCATTCATAGCGAAGTGTTTTGAGATATTCTAACACATTTTCTCGAACCCACATTAACTCGTGATAACATTGTTGATTATGAGCGCAGCCTCTGAGTTTGTCATCGGGCTTATGAACGCTCTCGATAAAAAGATCTAGTCCTCTGTTCCACTTGTCTTTGTCAGTCACGTTGCCTCCAGTCGTCGGTTTTTTCTTGGCGGAACCAATCTACAATTTCATCAGCCCCTGAGAATCCTGTTCTGTGATTAGACGGATCAGGATCCCCCAGGTCCATCTTGTTCATAAAATCATCCAGCCCTCCTTCTGGGGCTTCTGGATTTGCTGCTGTTCTTCTTGCTTTTCTTAACATTTCTGCTGCAGATCTATTAGCTCTTGCTAACTTATCTGCCCAGATCATGTCATCAAGCTTTACTTCTTCCCCGTTAACGATCCGCTGGCAGATGAATTCCAGCTTAAGGCGATATTTAGTTGATAGCATTTAACTCGATGTTTTGTATACTTTAATCTATAAGTTTACTTTGCTCTCCTGCAATGATATCACCGCAAAGATCTTTTGATAGACGATCTCTAAGATTGTTAATCTTTTCTTCAGTATACATCTTAAAATTTCCTCTTTTATCTACTTTTTTATAGTAATGAAGGGCGTTAAGGATCATTGTAAAATCATCCATAGAGATGTCTACTTTCATTACATCTTGCTCACAACTTCTTGTTGTTTCATGTATAACTTTGCGTAAGATTTTGCTAGATCTCTAAGCACATCCACGCTATCTATGGTATCTATCTCTCTAGAGATTTTTTCATAAGAAAAGAGCCGACTGGTTGTTTCCAAGCTAATGTCATCAGGTTTCATAATGTTTTTTAACCCATTTTTTTAAAGAATCATACCTCTCTTTCCATACGGAAGAGTCAGATTTATCACTTTCAACAAGGAGAATGCCGTCTTTGAAAGTAATTAGTTTTCGTGGGAACGGAGCGTAATAAGCGGTCCATTTAGATGGATATACTTCAATGGTCCCGTTCATTATATACGGACATACTCTACCCCGTTGTCCATTGGGAACAGATCTGTAAACATCTAGGTGTCCGGTTCTCTCTTCTGTAGGTGTTTTTTCCCAGTCTTGAGTTCCTGTATAATCTATCCTAAAAAGTTTACCTTCTGGATCAATCCAAAAACATTCGCAAAGACCGCTTAGATCTTTTGTCTGGAGCTCTTTATTAAAACCCGGTCCAAGGTCGTATGATGACCTGATGGTGTCGAACATTCCCATTTTCAATATTTGATTGGTTATTCCAATGACGAATTACGCCGGCAACAATAAAACAATTAGTAACGAGATAAGAAACAAGTATAAGAGTCCGTATGCCAGCCACGTAGTTGTCATAGGGTTGAGTTTTTTCATCAGAAAAACTTCCCAAGGAGTATTTCCATATATCTAAAAACTTTTTCATTTCCTGTACTTAATTGGCCAGCTAGCTTGCATGGCCATAATCAATACTATTAAAAGAATAAATACAAAAAACCCAGAAAGCATTAGATTAATCCTCCTTTATGTACCCTTCATCGATCAAGTATTGCTTTGTAAGCGGAGTCGGTGGGAACACTTTCCACATCTCTCCAGTTGCGCATGCTTTCAATGCGTTCATGGTCATGCCCTCGGTACGTCCGGCCCACGTTGCTTCTGCTTCCCAAGGCAGGACATTAGAAGGATAGGTGCGCTCTGCCATTTCTCTCCAGATCGTTGGCACATCTTTTTCTGGCTTGATTACAGCAATTATATTATTTTCTATTGTTCCTCCCATGCAATCTTGAGCTGCATGCCATCCCTCATGACGCATTACACTCATAAGAGTTCTAGGACGGCTCATAAATCTCTTATTTAGAAAAAAGTTATTGCTTACAGTATGATATACGCCTCTATGGCCTACAGGGAAATAACGTTCGTCTGCAATAAATACATTCACCCCAACTTGATTGAGGTAAGTAAGCATTGTATTGAACTCTGAGGCAATAAACGTAAACCGTTCTGGATCTTCATATTTTGACGAGATGTCGAGAAGGGAAAAAACTTGTTCTACGTTTTCTGTGCACTCTCTAAGGAGCATACAACCCATGGCGTCGTTAGTATAAAACCCTTTTGTAATCTTGTCCTCGTTTGCAAATACAATCGCCGGAAGGAGAGTAAATGCGCCTAATGCTACTAGAAATTTTTTCATAATAAGGTGTTAATGCGAGTAGGGAGACTTGAACTCCCACGGGCTAATGCCCAACAGATTTTAAGTCTGGTGCGTCTACCGATTCCGCCATACTCGCAAGGTGGGAAATCCAGGACTCGAACCTGGCACCTCACGATTATCAGTCGTGCGCTCTAACCAACTGAGCTAATCTCCCGATGAGACAATCATACCACCGAAGCAGCAGATTGTCAATAGTCCCTACGGGAGTCGAACCCGTGTCGCCTCCGTGAAAGGGAGGTGTCCTAGGCCACTAGACGAAGGGACCGCTTGATGAGACAATCATACCATAGAGGCAGTGGATTGTCCAGTGGGTCTGGTGGGACTCGAACCCACAACTTCCAGGTTAAAAGCCCGTTACTCTACCGTTGAGTTACAGACCCTGGCGGAAGTGGTTGGATTTGAACCAACGGATACATTATAGCATGTATCGGGGGATTAGCAATCCCCT